GTACCGGGGCAACGGGTACGACGGGGTAACTATCATGCGGCTCCGCAAACAGGACATCAATGGTGACTATCAATTCGGTCACGGCGGGGCCGACTTTTGGTACAACCAAGTCGAGGGGGTTGGTCAGTCTATTGTCACTCGGTTACTGTTGTTCAAGGGTGAGTGGTTTATCGACTTGCAGGAAGGGACGCCGTGGGGCGGCTTTCCCTTGAACCCGCTGGTGGTGAGCCAGGGACAGATACTCGGTGAGCACACCGAAACGATGCGTGACGTGGTGATTCGCTCGCGTGTCCTGGCCACACCGGGGGTGCAGTCGATTGATGCGTACTACTCACAGGTGGACCCCAACAGCCGGGCGTTTGCGGTGCAGATGATTGTCACCACGATCTACGGGCGGCTCGGGATACAGGTGACACCGACTGTCGAGCGTCCGTATTTCACCCTTAGCTGGTCGGCGTTGACCGGGAGTTACCCGCTATGACCACGCCAGTTGTTGTCACTATTGACGAGAACGGGATCAGTGGGGTTCCGTACTCGACGGTGTTGCAGTACTTCCAGCAACAGTTCCAGGCGATCTACGGTTCCGATATCGTGATCTCTGCCGACACCCAGGATGGGCAACTCCTCGGTGTCTATTCGGCGGCACTCGATGACACCAACAATGCGGCTATCACCGCTTTCAACTCGTTCCGGCCCGGCTTCGCGGTCGGGGCCGGGTTGAGTTCCATCGTCAAGATCAACGGTATCAGCCGCAAGATCGCCACCACTAGCACGGTTACGGTGACTCTTGGTGGCACGGTTGGTACGGTGATCCAGAACGCCTATGTCAGTGACGGTCTGAACCTCAACACCCAGTGGTTTATTGTTGGGCCGGTAACTATTCCGCCATCGGCGGTGATCGATACCCAGGCGATCTGTACCACGTTGGGTGCGGTGCCCGCCGGTCCTGATACACTGACCCAGATCGTGACGCCGATCCCCGGTTGGCAGACAGTGACAAATGCCAACTCGGCAGTGCTCGGTGCTCCGGTGGAGACAGACGCCCAGCTACGACGGCGGCAGACCAAATCAACCGCGATCCCGGCGCAGACCGTACAGTGTTCGATTGAGGGGAATGTCCTGGCGGTTCCCAGTGTCAGCCGGGCCAAGGTCTACGAGAACGCCACGTTTGTCACCGATCCGGTTACCGGCATCCCGTCACACAGTATCGCGGTGGTGGTACAGGGTACCGATCCCGTGGCTATCGCCACGGCTATCGCCAACACCAAACCGCCCGGTATCCCGACTTATGGCAATGTGTCACAGACGGTGACGAGTAGCTGTGGGATACCTAACACAATTAACTACTTTCAGTTACAGCTTGAGAACATCTTTGTGTTGGTGCACATGAAGGTGGCACCTTCCGGCGGTTACTCGGACCCGATTGGTGTCTACGCCCAGCAAGCGATCATGCAGTACATCAACAACATGGATATCGGGCAACAGGTGTATCTCGGTGACATCTATAGCCCGGCCAACCTCGACGGTGACGCCGCGACCGAAGCGACCGGGTTACTCCAGTCGCAGCTTGACCAGTACGGTTTGACTTATTCGGTGACCGCTCCCTACGGGTTGGCACTGGCGCGTTCCGATATGCACGCGGTCGGCGGTCCCTACAGCGGGAACGCGATCAATGTCACTAATAGTGCGGAGTACACGGTTGGCGAGGTGATCTGGCTGATACTGGAACCCGGTGTCTTTTTTATGACCACGATCACCAATATCGCCGGTACCGCGTTGTACTTCAACCCACCGATCCCGACCGGGACCACCGTGAACGATGGTTCGATGGTCTACGGGGTCGGTAACGTGTTCATCGACTTCTATGGCGCGGCCAATATCGCGGATATGGCCAGTCAAATCCAATTGGTGGTGTCAACATGATCGACGGAACCGAACCGCCGCCGGATCGCAACGGCATCGCGGATATCACCAACTACCTCGATGATGTTACTTCGGAGCACAACCAGAAACCGAAGTTCGTCACCATGCTCATTGCGCTGTTACAGCCTTTTGGCGATGACACATGGATGGAGACACATTTCTACCTTTACTACGATCTTGACCTTGCCGTTGGCAAGAACCTCGACGCAGTCGGTGAGTGGGTCGGCAGAACACGGTTCCTCACGGTACCGATTGCCGGTTACTTCAGTTGGGACACCGAAGGTTTGGGCTGGGATCAGGCACCGTGGTACCGCCCCGGTATCGATCCGACCACCGGTATGGTAACACTGCCGGATGAACCCTACCGTAACCTGTTGCGCGCGGTGATCCTGGCCAATCACTGGGATGGTACCATCCCATCAGCGGAAGCAGCATACAACCAGCTTTTTGGTGGCACCGGCTTCCGCGTTTGTGTCCAAGACTTCGGTAACCTGACGATGGGGTTACTGTTACTTGGGCCGCATCCGCCCGATGTGATCACCAACGCGTTGTTCACCACGGGCGAACTCGATTTGAAACCGGCGGGTATCGGTATTGGTCACTATGTCCCGTCCGTGTGGCCAGCCGGTCCCGGTGGAACACCGGTATTCGCCTTTGATGTTGTCAACAGCACGTTGGCCGGTTGGGACATGGCGGCGTGGGCTGAGTTAGAGGGAACCGATCTCGATGGCAGCACACCGCCGAGAGTGGCTGCGACACCATAGGGGGTGACAGATGGCGACTAATCAATTCCTTCCGTTCGCCACCGGTCCCGGTGCGAACGTCGAAGACCCTACAACCTGGGCGAACAACCCGACACGGTTGGAGGGGTTCTACGCCGGGCTGGCCAAGAGTATCGAGGCAAACACCGCGATCCGGCAGGCTTCTTTTGTCGGCGCGTCACTCTCCGAGTGGGTGAACGAACAGCTTGTGTCGGTACCGATCAACGATGACGGTAACCAAGCCGAGTGGATTGCCAACTATGACGCGGCGTTTGCTCACCGGGTGAACCAGATCGTCAATGTCGATCTGTCGGGTTACTTGCCGCTGACCGGTGGTACTTTGTACCAAGCGGGACAAAGTGATCGATTGGTGATGAGCGCTGACGCCGGTCAGTATGCACGCATCCTGTACCAAGTGAACGGTCAAGTGCTGTGGTCGGCTGGTCAGGACACCGGCGGTAGATTCGCGATTGCCAACGAGACTTCGGATTGGATTGGGTTAGAGATTGACCAATCCTCCGGTCTTGTCACCACGCCTTATGGTGTGTCCACCGGGAGCGGTGACATTTACAGCAATAACATACATCTCAATGGCGCTTACCTATATTTTTCGGGTGGTACCGGGAGTGTCAATACGACGGGTGGTCCGTTCCTCTTTGCCGATGGTGGTAACCACGTCTACAAGCAAGGCTCCGGTAACGGCGCGTGGTTGTTCCAGAATTACCAGGGAACCAACATCCTCCAGCTAAATTCGACCGGTGTCTGCGGCATCACGATGGCCGGTACCGGTGTCGGTACCGCGATCAACATTCCCAGTGTGGGCGGTAGTGCGGTCATCTATGTCGGTAACGGCGGGATCACTACGGTTGGTCAGAGTACCTTTCCGAGTGTCGGGCTGACCGGTGGGGGTGTCATTACCGCACTTAATATCCCCAACGCGGGCGGTGGTAACGTCATCAATGTCGCTAACGGCGGGATCAGCATCGCCAGTGACTCGGTGTTTGGTGGCAACGGTATTCGTTATTCCAAGTTTGACGGCAGTTACCCTTTTGCGTTTGCCTGGGATAGCTCGAACGCCGCTGTTCTGGTGTATGTCGGCGGTAGTTTGGAAGGCGCGATTCGTACCTCTTACTCACCACACGGTAACTGGGCAAACATGTCGCCAGGGAGTTTCAATTGGACCGCGCCAGCCGGTGTCTTTTGGGTATTTTGCAAGTTGTGGGGTGGCGGGGGCGCTGGCTCGGGTGGTACCGGGCTGGGTGACCCCAATCCCCTGAACCACGGCGGGTCCGGCGGCGGCGGCGGTTACTGCGAGGGTTGGTTTCAGGTGACACCCGGCTCGACTTATAGCGGTTATATCGGGGCGGGTGGTGCTCCCGCGAATAACGGCGGCACAGCCGGTGACGGAGGTAATACCGCATTCGGGCCATTCGCGGCTTATGGTGGAGGGGGTGGTAGCCAAGGCGCAGGCGGAGGCGGTAGCGGCGCGGGCGGTTTTGTGATTGCCGGTGGGCGCGGTACCGACTTGGATGGGTATGTCTTGCTGGCTCTCGGCGGGAGTGCCGCTGGCGGCGGCGGGGCTGGCGGCAACGTCAACATGGGTGGGGTGGTTCAGCCTGCCCAGAGTCCCGGCGGTGGTGGCGGGGCTATCGATGGTTACCCGACCGGTTGTTATGGTGCGGGGGGTGGTATCACTTTGATCTGGTGAGGTGACATTATGGGCATGCAGGGTTTTTACTACGGGGGTTACCCGTGGAAGGATTTCGGCGTCCTCACCGCAGCCGATCTCAACGCGGCCATCGCCGTCGCGATCCAGTCGGGTCAGAGCGGCGGCGGTTCCAGTGACATCGCGCCCGGCAGTATCACCAACGACAAGTTGGCGACACCGTGGATCATGTTTGGCTCGACACAAGTGCAACTCGGGCAGACGGGTGCCAATGTCATCAGTGGGATGAGTGATCCAACGAACCCCGGTGACTACGCGACCAAGCGGTATGTCGATGCCGAGATCGGCAATATCTCTGGCGGCAGCGGTAGCGGGGTGATTGTTGTTGGTACCAAGGCGACACCGGCTACGGGTGCCACGGTCAATGCCGGGGCCGCGCCTGCGAGCATCGCCACGATCTCGCTGATGCTGGTTCCCGCCGGGTCACTCGCCAACTTGACGGTGGTCGCACCGTCACTGCCGACAAACCTCACCACCTTTGAAATATCGAGTTCACAATATATCGATAACATGACCGTGCTCGCCCCGACCGGCAGTAGTATCACGAACGGGGGTCCGTTCAGCCTGGGGGCTGGCGGTGGCCGAAGTTGGCGTTACTACCAACCGGACAGTATGTGGTATGGGAGGTACTGATGCGGAAGTTACTCCTGGCGGCGGTGTCTGCTCTCGGGTTACTTGTCGGTAACCCGGCACTAGCACAATTCACCGCAAGCTCGCCCCTCAACTTCAGTGCCAATTTCAACAAGAACAGTTCCAACGGGCAGATCGGTATACAGTATTGGGACAACTGGACACAAGACCCGTTCCCGGTGCGGAGTTACAGTCATTGGTATGGCAGCTTGCTTCCCGCCGTGAACAACGGTGACGTGGTGGGGTGGAGAAGCGAGTGTTCCAGCCAATCAACTGGCATTGCCGGTGCGCTCGATACTGGTTGGTCGAATATGACGTGTGGCCGCATCAACATGTTGTTTATGCATGGTACCAACACCGGAGCGCAAAAAACCACCGACTTTGCCTTTCAGGTGAACAATACCATTTTCGGGGCCGCTCAGAGCTTCGGCATCGGCGTCACCCTCAACAGCCTCGCCTCCCACGATCACCAGAATATTGTCATCAGTAACACTTATTTCGGCGGTATCGCCTCATCGGGTGACGAAGGTGTTGTCGGTTACGGCATGAGTATGTCACAACCGGCTTACCACAACACCGCTCATGTCTTCGGTAACATCGTTCGCGGCAGCGGCTCGGCCCATACCACCGCCGCGCTCACCGCGAGTAACCAAGTCCAGGCGATCCCGGTCGATAGCACTGCCGGGTTCGCGGTCAATGAGTGGGTGGTGATCAATACCACGTCACCGGCTTACAACACTGGTTACAAACAAGCGATGAAGATTACCGCTGTCGGTCCCGGTAACACCATCTCAGGCTTGGTCGAGGTGGATCAGGTGACAGGGGTACCAATCACCCCGGCGACCCTGATCCCGCTCAATATTCAGCAAGAGTGGGCCGATTATGGCGAGCACCGTTGGGTTGTCCTCGACAATGGCGCGCAGTACCTCACCGGTACCACCACCTTCACCTATCCCGATACACCCGGTAGCCCCGGTAGTGGTAGCCCTACGGGTTCCGGCAGCGCGAAGATCACCGGTAGCGGGACCGCCTTCGCCAATAACATGGTCGGCGGTGACTCTAACGCGCAGGGGTGTTTCTCGCAGGATAGTGACACCAACCAGTACGGCGCACCCGCGTGGTTCCCCATCCAGTCGGTTGACTCTCCGACACAATTGACCTTGGTGATCAATCGGCAGACCGATCCGGTTCCCGCGACCGGCGCGGCCTACCACGTCAAGCCGTGCGCGCAAATCCTGCGGGTGCTCGGCTTTGATGTCGTCGGGGTGCCAAACCCCGGCTACCTCGTGGTGGAAACTAACAACTTCGCTTGGCCCAACAACGGCGTGATCGAAACCGCGTATGGCCCGACCATCGGTGCCAATGGTGCCACCTATAACGCTTTTAGTTACTTGCCGGAATCACGGGTGAAGGAGTTGATCCTTAGTGAAGAGGGTCAAATCGCGCCATCCGGTTCCATGTTCCAAATTAATAACTATGGCCAAAAGTCGCATACTATCAGCGGGACGTTACAAAGTAGTTTTATCCAGGCTACCACCGTGCGGGACGCATCCGGTGTCAATCCAGTGATCGGCACCGGTATCTTTATGTCACAGATGAAGGACGGCGCAACCTTCGCTTACTACCGGGGTATAAACGCACTCGATCACTACGGGATATTCAACAACCAGACATCGGAGGATAGTTCCACCGACTTCTTCAGTTACCGACTGTGCTGTTCTGTTGAGAATGATGTGATTTGGAACTTCACCGATAGGGCGCACACATGGTTTGGCGGTTACATTACCGACAACTCGACGCGCACGGATAACAAGCTGATCAGTATCAAATACGACAACGGTACCACAGGTGGGCCGCAGGAGAGGTTTGCAGTTGACACTGCCGGTAACATCCTCAAGGGACAGTTTCCGCCGGGTTCGCCGGGTTTGACACTCCCGCTGATCACCGCGATGCCCTTCGTCCTGCCGGGTGACGGTTCGTTTGGTGCCAATGGTGCGTTTACCTTGAACAATCCTTTAGACACCGCCTACGCGATCTCTTATATGTACTTTCCGGCCAACGCCATCGGCTCCGGTGTTCCGGCGGGGTGGTACTATTGCGAGGGGGCGACACCGACTACCGGAACATGCTGGAACAATCAGTATTCCGGTTCCGGCACACCGATCCGTTACTACGGACTGCCGTCTAGGGTACCTTTCAGTACCACGGGTACCACGTATTCCCAGACGATCAATACCGCGATCCCGGCGATCACCTACACCGTCCCGGCCAACGCGCTCGCGGGCGCTCATGCGGCGTACCGGACCACTATGTGGGTGTCAACCCCCGCCGATACCAACAACAAGGTATGGCAACTGACTTATGGCGGTCAGATCGTCGGGACCGGGTTTATTAACAACACTAACCAGTTTGGGCAGCGAGCATCGGTGGTTACCAGCGACGCAGGTGACGTGCAGTTCACCCAGATTAGTAACTACGCGCAGACCGACAACGGTAACAATAACACCCTTCCCGCCAGACCCGCCATGACCACAACTAACTCAACGGTGGCCCAACCGCTGTCGGTCACTTTGTCGATCAGTAGCGGCGCATCGTTTATGGTGCAACAGTTCATGGGTGTTGAGTACCTCAACACCGGCAGCTAAGGGGAACAGCATGCGTATCGC